CGACGCGCCGAAGCTGCAGTTGGTCATCGACAAAGGCGAGTACTTCTCCTGCGTCGAAGACGACATCGACCGTGTCCAGTCGGACATCAAGTTGATGGACATGTGGTCGAAGGATGCCTCCGAGCAGATGAAGATCAAGATCGACCAGCGCGTGCTGACCGACATGCTGCCGGGGATCGGCGCCCTGAACAAAGGTGCGACCGCTGGCCAGCAATCAGCAGCCTTCAACCTCGGCACGACTGGCTCTCCGCTGACCGTGACCAAGGACGGCGCCAGCGCCACCACCTCGGTGGTTGATCTGATCGTGGACATGGGCACCGTCCTCGACGAGGCCAACGTCCCCGAGTCGGACCGCTACCTGATCATCCCGGCTCGTATGGCTGGTCTGATCAAGAAGTCGGAACTGAAGGACGCCTCGCTCACCGGCGACAGCATCACCCCAGTCCGCAACGGCCGTCTCGGCATGATCGACCGCTTCACGCTCTATGTGTCGCACAACCTGAACGTTTCTTCGGGTAAGACGTCGATCATCGCCGGCCACAAGATGGGCTTCACCTTCGCGTCGCAGATGACCGAGATGGAAACGCTTCGCGCGCAGTCCACCTTCGGCAACATCATCCGCGGCCTGCAGGTGTACGGCTACAAGGTTGTGAAACCCGAGGCGCTGGCGCAAGCCGTCGTCCAGTTCGCGTAAGGAGACCTGATCATGGTTGCGTACACTGACTCCCTCGGGTTCTACAAGAACTCGGCCGGCTTCACCGCCAACTACACTGACCGCGTCAGCGTCACCGAGATCGAGCTCGATTTCGCCAAGATCGCTGCTGCTCGGACCGCTGCTGGCGCCACCGCGCTGACTTCGGCCGATACGCTGGTGATCGGCGTGCTGCCCAAAGGCGCATTTGTTCTGTCTGGCGTTGCGACGCTGGAGAAGGCAGAGGGCGCCGCGGGTAACATCGACGTCGGCATCGGCGGCGGAACCGTTGACTTCTGGGTTGATGGTTTTGATCTGAACGCTGCAGTGGGCACCACCGGCGGCTACGCCGACGCGACGGCCTACTACTGCGCGGTGGATACCAACATCCTGCTGACGCTTAACTCCGCCAGCATCGACGTTGCCCGCGTCAAGGTCTCGCTGGCAGTGGTCAACATGGGCGCTGACCTCGGCGTCATCCCGTCGGCCTAACGGTGGGGGCTTCGGCCCCCATCTCCCCCAGAAAGGAGACTGAACATGGGTGTTTATACAGGCATCTCGCAGGACAACGTGCGAATCAACAGCGGCAATGCAACTCTGCAGTCGCTGGTCGTTACCGGATCGGTCGTTGCAGCCGGTGTGGCCATGAACGTGCGTCAGCGGTTTACGATCGCTGAGGTGAATGCTGGGGCTACGCTAGTCCCGGCCGTAACTGGCAAGTCCATTCGCATGGTCGGCGCCAAGGTGATCGCCATTGGCGGTGCCGCTGGTGCAGTGACCACAGTGGACATCATCGGTACCCAGACCACTGCTGCGAAGCTCGTCGCTTTTGCTCAGGCTAACCTGACACGGAGCACGGTGCTCACTGACGGCGGCACAGGCGCGGCCGTCCTCGCGGATGGTGCGTCCTACACTGCCAATGACGTGAGCACGGCCGTCACCGTTGGCAAGACCGGCAGCAGCGTCACGACCGCGACCCACATCGACGTGATCTTCGATTACGTCCTTGTCTAACACGAGTGGAGGCCATCAGGCCTCCACTACCTATAGGGGGATAGCACCGTGCCCACAAATCTTACCAACGAGAAGATCAAGGACAGCTTTCCCCAGCTGCTGCACATCGATGGCGGCCCTGACGCTGCGGAGAAATCCGTCCTAAGTGCGACAGGTACAGCCACGGCGCTGAAGCTCAGCACCGGCTCCGCCTCTGTGGATAACATCCAGCTGAACGGTAACACGATCAGCACGCTCGACACGAACGGGAACCTCGTCCTCGCGCCCAACGGCACGGGCTCAGTGAGCATAGCCAAGGTGGCCATCACCGGCGGCACCATCGCAGGGATCACAGACCTCGCCGTCGCTGACGGCGGCACAGGGGCGTCTGACGCCTCGGGTGCGCGGACCAACCTCGGACTCGGCACTATGGCCACGCAGAACGCCAACGCGGTCGCCATTACAGGCGGCACGCTCTCAGGCGTCACGATCACCGGCAGCTTCTCCGGCCTCACACTGGTCGAGTCGGCGACGCTGGCCACCAGCGCCGCGGCCGCAGGGGTCAACCTTACCGGCAACACGCTGGGTGCCGACGGCACTGACACCGACATCGACGTCAATATCACGCCCAAGGGCACCGGCGAGGTGAACATCACCAATGTCGACATCCTAAGCGGCAAGGTGCCGTTCAGCACGGTCACCGATCGGGCCTTCGCGGCTTTCTCTGACATCACGGATCAGACCGGCAGCACCACGGTGCCCACGGCGATGAAGTTCGGCACAACCGACATAGCCGGCTCCGGCATCACGATGGTTACCGACGGTACAAACCTGACGCGCCTGACGTTCGCCGTAGCTGGCACCTACATGGTGGCACCGAACATGCAGCTGCAGAACACGGACACGTCTGACCATGACATCACGATATGGCTGTCGGTAAACGGCACCAACGTGCCACGCTCCGCTACGCGGATCGTCGTCCCCAAGACCAGCGATGGCGGCGTGGGGTTCTTTCAGATCATGTTCTACCTGACCGTGACCGCGGGACAGTACGCGCAAATCTTCTGGCTCCCTGAGAGCACGCTAGTTACACTCGACCACACTGCCGCAGTCACAGGCCCGCCTGCGATCCCCGCAATCCCGTCTACAGTTCTTTCGGTTGAGAGGATCGCGTAATGGCCAAGACTCCTGCATGGACCCGAAAAGAGGGAAAGGACCCGAAGGGTGGCCTCAATGCGGCCGGCCGGGCGTCCTACAACAAGGCCAACCCGGGTAAGCCCGGGCTGAAGCCGCCGGCCCCGAACCCCAAGACCAAGGAAGACGAGGGTCGCCGGAAGTCGTTTTGCGCCCGCATGTCTGGGATGCCCGGTCCGATGAAGGACGAGAAGGGCAAGCCGACGCGGAAGGCGCTATCCCTCAAAGCATGGAACTGCTGACATGGCCAGCCCCAAGCCCACCAACCCAGCACTCTGGTCCCGTGTGCAGGCGGAGGCTAAGAAAAAGTACGATACGCACCCGAGTGCCTACTCGAACGCGTGGGCTGCCAAGGAGTACAAGAAGCGCGGCGGCGGCTGGAGCGGCCCGGATAACCGGGTGAAGAAATGAGCAAGGGCGGGCTTGGCAAGTGGTTCGGCGAGAAGTGGGTCGACACCAAGACCGGCAAGGAGTGCGGGCGCTCTGGGTCTGAAAAGTCCTCACGCGCCTACCCAGCCTGTCGCCCGGCCGCTGCTGCTGCCAAGATGACCACCGCTGAGAAGCGCACCATGGCGGCCAAGAAGACCGGCCCCGCGCGCAAGTCGTGGCCGGTGTCACCGTCAGGCAAGAGGAAGTGATATGCCAACCAAAGCACAGACAGCCAAAGTTGCCAAAGTCATGGGTGAGTACAAACGCGGCACCCTGCACGGCGGCATTGACCCCAAGGGTCCGAAGAAAGCACCCGTTGTGAAGAACCGGAAACAGGCCATCGCTATCGCTATGAGCGAGGCAGGAATGACCAAAAAAGGGAAGAAGTGATGCAGTATCTTCGTAATAAAAACGACGGGTTCATCTACGAATGGCACCCGGTGCTCGCCAAGAACCCTCTGTGCGAGGAAGTGACCGAGCAGGAAGCGTACCCGGAGCGCTTCATGACGCCGTCCGTGGAGAAGGCCAAGAAGCGCGCGAAGAAGATTGAGCTCGTGGCTGATGACAACCTGACCGAACCGGTGTATAGTTCGGCGGAACTGTCGGCAGACGCATCGAGGAACTTGCCTGAATGACGCCCGCAGATGTCATAACCGAGGCTCGGCGCCTTGTGCAGGACCAGACCGCGCCATATCGCTACAGCGATTCGGTGCTGCTTTCGTACGTCAACCAGACACTGAAGCGTATGGCAATCCTGCGCCCCGATCTCTTTTCTGACATCGTGGACATTGCGACAACGGCCGGCTCCGCGGCACAGGTTCTACCGTCAGACGCGATTCGGCTGATCGACATCTTTCAGATCAAGAACGGCAACGCGGTCACCGAGGTCGACCGCGAGACCATGAACCGGAACTACCCCGGCTGGATGCAGGAGGCGGCCGGGCAACCGGTCAACTTCATGCGCCATGTGAAGAACCCCGACCGCTACTTCCTGTACCCCCGCCCTGCGGCGGGGGTAATTCTTGTCGGTGAGTATGCGAAGACCCCACCGAGCTATGCCCTCGACGCCGCGATTGACGTTCTCACGGACGTCTACTTCCCAGTCTTGGTGGACGGCGTGGTCTACCTCGCTGAGTCGATCGACGACGAGCATGTCCAGTCTGGCCGGGCCAAGCTGTTCTCCGACAGCTTCATGCAGGCACTGGGCGCTGGGCTCCAGAGCCGCAAGATTACCGACACGAAGCAAGCCGGATTCGATAGGGGCGAGGTGATCTGATGCCCACGCGCGCATTTACAGACGTACTACCCAAAGTGCTACCGTCGGTACCCGGCTGCCCGCAGCCTCTGGTCGTCCAGCACATTCGCGACGCGGCGATCCGCGTGTGCGAGCGCACGCTGGCATGGCGCTATGCCCAGCCCAAGTTCCAGCTGCTGCCCGGGGTCTTCGACTACGAGTACCAGAAGCCTGTGGACACCGAAGTTCACGTGGTCTTCCGCATGCTGGTGAATGACAGCCCCCTTGAGGTGCTGACGCTGGAGCAGGCACTGGACGCCTACCCGGAGTGGGCGGACATTTACAGCGGCGAAGACCCGTCAGTGGTGTGGAGCCTTACACCGCCCAGCTACACTGGTTCAGACGTCTACGACGAGACTGAATACAACCCGGGC